ATCAAATATCAAATCTAAAGAAGTAATTAAACAAAAGAATACTGAAAAAGATAATTATAATGTTAAATATTATATATTATTTTTAATTATTATTTTATTAATTATATATTATATTCTTAAAAGATATTTAAGAGTTATATAAATATATTATATATATATTATTATTATATATTATTATATTAAAATAAGCGTGTACACGCGAGGATTAAAAACTTCACTTATTAAGCATTTTGTTAATAACTATTATTTACATTTGTATTAATGAAAATCAAACGCTCCACAATAGTTAAGAATTTAGATACTGTATTTAGTCAATACATACGTTTGCGTTATGCAAAAAATGAGATTGCTGAATGTGTAACTTGTGGAAAAAAAGACCATTATAAAAAACTACAATGCGGTCATTTTCAATCCCGAAGACATTACTCAACACGATGGGACGAAAACAACGTAGGAGTTCAATGTTACGGATGCAATATTACAAATCAGGGACAGCAGTTTTTATTTGCTAAACATTTAGGATTAGAACTTGCTGAACAAATGGTTTTAAAATCAAAGCAAACTGTTAAATTTACAGATGCAGATTTGCAAGATATGATACAACACTACAAAGATAAATTAAAAGAATTTTCTTGATATTTCTAATTGTTTCTAATTGTTTGAATTGGGTAGTTTAACGACTACCCTTTTTTTACCTAAAAGTTAAAATTTTGTTAAAGTTTTAAAAAATAGTTTGTAATTAAAAAAAACATTATAAATTTGCTTCATCAAAATAAAACAATTAACAAATGAAAGATTTAATCGACTACCAAAGATTCCAAGTTGAAGCATTACAAAAACGTATCTGCGAACTTGAATCAAAACTTAATGAAGTTAAAACCCACATATTTGAATTATGTGATGAAGATTGCCCAAACGAATACAAAACAATTATTAAACAAAAAACTTACGAATTATGAAAGAATTATCATTACACGAAAAATTAAGCAAAATTCAAGTAGAATTTAAAGCTAACAAATCAAAGTTTAACTCTTTTGGAAAATATAACTTTCGTTCAGCAGAAGATATATTAGAAGCGTTAAAACCTTATAACGAAAAATACGGAGTATCTTTTACTATTAACGAATTATTAGTTGAATCATTTGACAATAATTTACCACCTATGTTAAAATCAACTGCAACTATTTATGATAACAACGGAATCAATGAAATATGTGCTACTGCAATAGTAGGAGTAGATTTACAACAAAAAGGTATGCAAGTACCTCAACAATTTGGTTCAGCTTCATCTTATGGTAAAAAATACGCATTAGGAAACTTACTATTAATTGATGACACACAAGACCCTGATGCAACTAATACACACGGAAAACCTGCTGCAACTACTACAACTGAAGTTGAACAAAAATGGTTAAACATAGGTCAACCTGAATTTACAAAAGCAATAGAGTATTTAAAAGGTGGCGGAAGTATTGATGTTATAGAAAAAAAGTATAAATTAGCCAAAAAAGTAAAAGACGAACTTTTAAAAGTAAAATAATATGGAAAGTTGGAAAGAAATGTTAATAGACGCATTTGAAGAAACAGGAGATGATTTTAATAATTTAAAAACTACATTATCAAAAGAAGAATTAGAAGTTAAATTTGATAGTGGTTATGGAACATCACAAGGAATTTATTTTACTGCTTGGGGTGATAAATATGTATATTTTCCTGTTGTTTATGATGGTGCTGAATGGGTTGGATTTGCACCAAGAAATATTTGCGATATAAGAACAAAACATTGGGGTGGAGAATAAATAAATAAAACTGAATAGCCGACAACAGAAAAAAAAGGTAGGCAAAGTAAATTAAATATTATGAGTTCAATTATCAATTTGAGCATTAGAGTTGACAAGTTACCAAAAGAGAAGTTTGTAATGGGTAAAGATGGGGCAGTTTATTATAACTGTACTTTAAACATTAACGACGATGCTAACCAATGGGGTCAAAATGTATCTTTAACAGATTCACAAACAAAAGAAGAACGTGAAGCTAAAAAGTCTAAAAACTATTTAGGAAACGGAAACGTGGTTTGGACTGATGGAAACATTAAAGCAGTTAAAAAAGAAGGGCAACCTGCAACACAACAAGCAAGTTCATTGGTAGATGATAGTTTACCTTTCTAAATTAATTGGGTGGTTTAAAAGCCACCCTTTTTAAATTACAATTATGAAAGTAACTGATAAGATAACAATAACAAACGAAGATAATATGCTATTAATGGCACGTTATCCTGATAATTATTTTGACTTGGCAATAGTAGACCCCCCTTATGGATTAGGTAAAAGACTTTCTCAAAGAGGTGGTAAACATAAAAATACAAAATTTGCAGTATTATATGAAAATAGTTCTCAATGGGATAATGAAGTTCCTAATGAAAAATATTTTAAAGAGGTTTTTAGAGTATCAAAAAATCAAATTATATGGGGTGCTAATTATTATTTAGAATTTTTACCAAGTACACGAGGTATTATTTGTTGGGATAAAAAACAATATATGCCAACTTTTAGCAGAATAGAGTTTGCTTGGACTTCATTTGATGCAGTTGCAAGATTATTTGAGGGTACAAGTACAGATTTAAATAGATTTCATCCCACACAAAAACCAACTAAATTATATCAATGGCTTTTAGATAATTACGCAAAGCAAGGAGATAAAATACTCGACACGCATTTAGGTTCAGGTTCAATAGCAATAGCTTGTCACGATTACGGATTTGAATTAACCGCTTGTGAATTAGATAAAGAGTATTATGATAAAGCAATAGAAAGAATAAAAAACCATACTAATCAAACAAAACTATTTTAGATGACAGAACAAGAAACAATAAATAGAATGTTAATGGAAGTTCTTGAGGAAGATTGCTACATTAACCCTGAACAAGAAATAGAATATCCAATACCTGCTATTAGTTTTGGTGAGAAAGAATACGAAACAAAAGATGGTTATAAAACATATCCGCTACCAATTGGAACTTATGGCAACTTTAGTTTTATACAAGCACCACCAAAATCTAAAAAGACGTTCTTTATATCGCTTTTAAGTGCAGTTTATATGAAAAATGAACTACAAGGCTTCGGGGGTAATTTAAGAGGTAATAGGCAAGATAAACATATGATTCATTTTGATACCGAACAAGGAAACTTTCACGCTTCAATGGTTTTTAAAAGACCGCTACAAATGACAGGTTTAAAAGATGATAAATATCATACTTACGCATTACGTCAATTAGGATTTAAAGAAAGGGTATCTTTTATTGAATACATACTTTATGATAAATTAGAAGGTAAAGATATTGGATTAGTAATTATTGATGGTATTGCTGATTTATGTTCTGATGTAAATAGTATAGAACAGGCTTCAGAAGTTGCTCAACATTTAATGCGTTGGTCAAAGGAATTAAATTGTCATATTGTAACTGTTATACATTCGAATTTTGGAACAGATAAACCAACAGGACATTTAGGTAGTTTTTTAGAAAAGAAAGCAGAAACACAAATACAATTAGAACTAAACACAGTAAATAAAGAATTGGTTAAAGTAAGTTGCAAAAGAAGTAGAAACGCAAGTTTTGAAGATTTTAATTTCAAAGTCAATAATTTTGGATTCCCGCAAGTTGAAGGAGATTTATATGATATACTAAAAAATGTTAATTGTTAATAACTTATTAATAAATTTGAACTATGGAAAATTTAACTATTAAAAATCATTTACAAGCGTTGCAAGTTAGCACTGCAAGAATGTTAGTTTACAATTCTGACAACCCTGAATTATTATCTTACTTTAAAGATGTTACTTTTAAGTTACAAATGATTGAAGAATTATTACAGGTTGATTCAGTTTTAGATTGGCAAAGTATTGAGAAGGCATATAAATCAATTTTAAAGCAGGATAATGAGTTAACTGATGTTGATATAAGAATAAGTTTAAAACCTGCAATAGAACAAAAGGTAGCAAAGATAACAGCTAAATTATATTAGTTATGAAAGTAACAGAAAAGATATACATTGAAAATTGCGACAATATGGAGTTAATGGCTCGTTACCCTGATAACTATTTTGATTTAGCTATTGTAGACCCTCCTTATGGCTTAGGCAATAGACTTGTAGATGGCGGAGGAAAGGATATTATGAAAAAATATAAAGAAAGTTTTAAAGAAAAGAAATGGGATGATGAAATTCCACCAAAAGAATATTTTGAAGAATTATTTAGAGTTTCTAAAAATCAAATAATTTGGGGCGGTAATTATTTTATAGAACACTTAAAAAATACAAGAGGAATAATTTGTTGGGATAAAAAACAAATGATGGAAACACTTTCAAGATGGGAATTTGGTTGGACTTCTTTTGACAAAGTAGCAAAAACTTACGAAGTAAGAAGCCAAGAACCTAATAGAATGCATCCAACTCAAAAACCAATTCAATTATATAAATTTTGTTTAGATAATTACGCAAAACAAGGAGATAAAATACTTGACACGCATTTAGGTTCAGGTTCAATAGCAATAGCTTGCCACGATTACGGATTTGAATTGACTGCTTGTGAATTAGATAAAGAATACTATGACAAAGCAATAGAGCGTATTAGTAACCACGTAGCACAACAAAAACTATTTTAAATATGATTTACATTTTATTAGCATTAATAGCTATTCTTTTAATTTGGGCAGACCAAACAGGAAAAGATATACAAATAGCTTCAATACAAGGTTTTATGATTGGTGTTCTTTATGATTGTGATGAACAAGATGAAGAAAAATATTATACTATTCAGGTTTTACTTGGAGTATTATCAATTAATATTTATTGGTAAATGGAAATATTAACACGAGTTGCAAAGTATCATAACGATTGGGTAGAACTTGCTGCAGTTTTTGATAAAGATTGGGCAGAGGATATTGTTCAAGAAATGTATTTACTTTTACATAAGTACAACGTAACCGAACAACAAATGTTCACTAATGGTAAAATCAATCGTGGTTATGTATTTATCATAATAAGAAACATACACTTTCAACTTCACAATATTAGAAAACGTATTGACAAATGCGAATTAAATGATGAAATATATAATTTAATTGATGACTATTCAGAAGATAAAGAAAACGAATGGAACGATTTTAGGATAAAAGCAGAGCAAGAGGTTAACAGTTGGGAATGGTACGACAAAAAGCTATTTACTTTATATAGGGATAATAAAACCTCAATAAGAAAATTAGCAAAAGAAACAGGTATTAGTTTTGTTTCTATATTTCACACATTAAAAGCTAACAAACAAA